AAGTCTTACGACATAAAAGCTTACTCTCAAGATCCTAGCTCAGTTAAAAGAAGAACTGAATATGCTAGTAAGCTCCAAGAGGATATGGTGGCTAAAGAGTATTTAGATAACTTAAAGCAAACATTAGGTATTGATCTACACCAATCACCAAGTGGAGTTGTAGTTCCAGAATCTAAAGAAGAGTTAGAATTACACATGCAGCTAAGTTATAAGCAATCAATTGAAATAGCGGAGGAAGAAGCTATATCAACTGTATTTGCTCAAAATAAATACGATCTTGTAAGACGTAGATTAAATATGGATCTTACAACAATTGGTATTGCTGCTGGTAAAACTAATTTTAACACAGCTGAAGGAATTACAGTTGATTATGTAGATCCTGCTTATATGGTTTACTCATATACAGAAGATCCAAACTTTGAAGACATATACTATGTAGGCGAGGTAAAATCTATAACAATACCAGAACTTAAAAAAGAGTTTCCTGGTATATCAGAAGAAGAATTAAAAAGAATACAAGAAACACCTGGTAACAGACAATATATAACTGGTTGGGGTAATTACGACGAAAACACTGTACAAGTTATGTACTTTGAATATAAGACTTACCATAATCAAGTATTTAAAATAAAACAAACAGATTCAGGTTTATTAAAAGCTTTAGAAAAGCCAGATACATTTGATCCGCCTGAAAATGACAACTTTGAAAGAGTATCTAGGTCAATAGAGGTTTTATACACTGGTGCTAAAGTTTTAGGAACTAACACTATATTAGACTGGAGTTTAGCAGAGAACATGTCTAGACCAATGGCAGACACAACTAAAGTTGAAATGAATTACACGATATGTGCTCCTAGAATGTATAAGGGACGCATAGAGTCTGTTGTAAGTAAATGTATTGGATTTGCAGATATGATTCAACTAACGCATCTTAAATTGCAACAGGTAATGTCTAGGATGGTACCAGACGGTGTCTATTTAGATATGGACGGTTTAGCTGAGGTTGATCTTGGAAATGGAACTAATTATAATCCCGCAGAGGCATTAAATATGTATTTCCAAACTGGTTCTATTGTAGGTAGATCAATGACGCAAGACGGTGATATGAATCCAGGTAAAGTACCTATTCAAGAACTTAATAGCTCTAGCGGCCTTGGTAAAATACAAGCGCTTATACAAACGTATCAATATTATTTACAAATGATACGTGATGTGACGGGATTAAATGAAGCTAGAGATGGAAGCTCACAAGACAAAAACTCGTTGGTAGGTCTTCAAAAGATGGCGGCTAACGCATCTAACGTCGCGACTAGACATATCAAACAAGCTAGTTTATATCTTACATTAAAGCTAGCTGAAAACGTATCTCTTAAAATAGCAGATGCTTTATATTTTCCATTAACAGCTGAGTCGCTTAAAAATTCTATATCAACTTTCAACGTTGAAACATTACAGCAGGTTGTTGATTTAAACTTATATGACTTTGGTATATTCTTAGAATTAGAGCCAGATGATGAAGAGCAAGCTAAGTTAGAACAAAATATTCAAGTTGCATTAGGTCAGGGTGGTATTGATTTAGAAGACGCTATTGATTTAAGACAAATTAAAAATCTCAAGCTAGCTAATCAAATGCTTAAGGTTAAGCGCAAGCAAAAAGCTGCTCAAGATCAAGCTAATCAACAAGCTAATATACAAGCTCAAGCTGATGCTCAAGCTAGTACAGCTGAAAAAACAGCGATGGCTGAGGTTCAAAAGCAAGAAGCTATATCAGGTTCCAAAGTTCAATATGAGCAAGCTAAAGCTCAAATGGAAATAAACAAAATGCAAATAGCAGCTGATTTAGAAAAAATTAAAATGCAACAGAAGTTTGAGTACGATATGCAATTAAAGCAATTAGAGGTTCAAGCTATACAGCAGAAAGAAGCAGCTATAGAAGATAGAAAAGACAAGCGTAGCAAAATGGAAGCTACACAACAAAGTGAAATGATAAGCCAAAGACAAAACGATAGCTTACCAGTAGACTTTGAAAACCAACCCGATATGGGTATGCAAGCTTTCATGTAGAAAGTAAACAATTTTTTAATTATATTATATTATGTCAGAAGTAAAACAAGAAGGCAACTTCAAAATGAAGGCTAAGCCAAGAAAACCTAAAAACTTAGGTAAGAAAAATGAAATCACTAAGGTTGAATTAAAAGAACCAGTGAAAAAAGTTGAAGAGGAAGTTACCAAAGTGGTAATACCTAAAGAAGAAGTAAAACAAGAAAACAATGCCGTTCAAACACAAGAGACAAATGATAGCAATGTTGTTGTCCAAGAGTCCAAAGACAGTGGCGACAGCAAAGCAGTGGTTGAAGAAGTACGGACCACCGAAGAAAAAGTAGAAGAGTTTAATCCATTAAAAGAAGTTACAGCTGAAGAGGTTAAAAAAGCTGAAGCTGAAGTTAAAGAAGCTATTAGAGATGAAAAAGTACTAGGTAGACAATTACCAGAAAACATCGAAAAATTAGTTTCATTTATGGAGGAAACAGGTGGAACTATAGAAGACTATGCTCGTTTAAACGCGGACTATTCTAATGTAGATGACAAAACATTGTTAAAAGAATATTACAAAAAAAATAAACCTTATTTAGATAATTCAGACCTTGAGTTATTATTAGAAGACTTTGATTATGATGAAGATCTAGACGAGGACAAAGATATACGTAAGAAAAAACTTGCGTTTAAAGAAGAAGTTGCAAAAGCCAAAGGCTTTTTAGAAGAGACTAAGAGTAAATATTACGACGAGATCAAGTTGAGACCGGGCGTTACTCAGGATCAGCAAAAAGCAATGGACTTTTTCAACCGATATAACAAGCAGCAGGAAGTAGCTGAGCAACAACACTCTAGATTTAAAGAAAGTACTAAAAAACTTTTTAGCGATGGTTTCGAAGGTTTCGATATCAAAGTCGGTGATAAGAGCTATAAGTACAATATTCAAAATAGAGATAGAGTTGCAGAAAACCAATCAAACATTAACAACCTTGTCGGGAAGTTCCTAGACTCTGATGGTAATGTTAGTGACACGAAAGGTTATCACAAAGCTATGTATGCCGCTGAAAACGTAGATAAGATCGCCGCTCATTTTTATGAGCAAGGAAAAGCCGATGCTGTAAAAGACGTTATGAACAAATCAAAAAATCTAAGTGACACCAAAGCTAGGTCCACACAAGGTGATGTGTTTGTTAACGGATTTAAAGTTAAGTCTATTTCAGGTGCTGATTCTACAAAATTAAAAATAAAAACAAGAAAATTTTAACTTAAAAAAATTAAAACATGGCTTTAACACCAGCATTCGGTTCAATTAAACCGAGTCAAAAACAACAATTATTAAGTGATAACTATTTATCATTTAATGGAGGAGCTAACCCTGGCGACTCTGATACTTTTGCACAACAGTACTTACCTGAAATCTACGAACAAGAAGTAGAGCGTTACGGAAACAGAACTTTATCTGGATTCTTACGTATGGTTGGAGCTGAAATGCCAATGACTTCTGATCAAGTAATTTGGTCTGAACAAAATAGACTACACGTAGCGTATAACGACGTAGACGTAAACGCAGGTGGTGTAGCAACAAACATTTTAGAATTTACAGTAGGTGGAGCTGGAGACACTTTCACTGAAAATGTAATTTCTAAAGATCAAACAATCGTAATTTTAGATACAAGTAACTCTGTAGAGCTTAAAGCTTTAGTAACTGAGTCTAGCCAAACTGGTGCTGTAGCTAGTATTACAGTAGCTCCTTATACTCAAGCTGATTTAACAGGTCTTTCTCTTACAGGATTGAAAATCTTTGTATACGGTTCTGAATATGGAAAAGGAAAAGCTATCACTAATTCAACTGGACTTACTGATACTACTGGTTACAAGACAATCACTCCATCTTTCACACAGTACTCTAACTCTCCTATCATCATCAGAAATAAATACGTTGTAAACGGATCTGATATGGCGCAAATCGGATGGGTTGAAGTTGCAACTGAAGACGGAACATCTGGTTACCTATGGTATTTAAAAGCTGAATCTGAAACTCGTTTACGTTTTGAAGATTACTTAGAAATGTCTGTAGTTGAAGGTGAGCTTGCTGCTGCTGGATCTGGAGCTGCAACAGCTGGAGTTAAAGGTACTCAAGGTTTATTTGCTGCTATCAAAGACAGAGGAAATGTAAACGCAGGATTTACTGCCGCTACTGGTCTTGCTGCTTTTGATGATATCTTAAAAAATCTAGATACTCAAGGTGCTATTGAGGAAAATATGCTTTTCTTAAACCGCCAAACGTCTTTAGATTTTGATGATATGCTTTCAGAAGTTTCTACTGGAGCGCAAGGTGGAACTGCTTTTGGATTGTTTGAAAACTCTGAAGAAATGGCTTTAAACTTAGGGTTTAGCGGATTCCGTAGAGGATCTTACGACTTCTATAAGACTGACTGGAAATACTTAAATGATGCTTCAACACGTGGTGGTTTTGCTACTACTGCTGCAGCTATCGAAGGAGTATTGGTACCAGCTGGAACTTCTACTGTTTACGATCAAATCTTAGGAACTAACATCCGTCGACCATTCTTACACGTACGATACAGAGCTTCACAAGCTGACGATCGTAGAATGAAGTCTTGGTTAACTGGTTCTGCTGGAGGAGCTTTCACATCTGATTTAGATGCAATGGAAGTAAACTTCTTGTCAGAAAGATGTTTATGTGTTCAAGCAGCTAACAATTTCGTATTGTTTACTGGAGCATAATATTACAACAATAATAATCCCTGCCTTCGGGCGGGGGTTTTTTATATGACATTAGCCTATTACTATTTATATACTATGGCTATTGTCACAATTTTCAACTATTTAATTTTATTATATCATGGCTAAAAAAGCTACAAAAGCAGAAGAAACAATTGAGGTTGCAACTCAAGAGGTAGCAGTTAAAACTGCACCAGTTCAAAAAACACAAAAACCCACAAAACCAACGTGGGAAATTAAAGATAGAAATTATTATCTAACAGGTGATAAATCTCCTTTAACATTTACTATACCATCAAGACATACTGTGAAACATTCACTTTTATATTTTGATGAAGAATTAGGTTCTCAAAGAGAACTAAGATACGCAACAAACCAAGCATCTCCATTTGTGGACGAACAAAAAGGTCAAGCCACAATGGGTCATATTACTTTTAAAGATGGAACGTTGCATGTACCTAAAGCAAAACAAAATTTACAAAAAATATTATCTTTATATCACCCTATGCGTAACAGCATATACAATGAGTTTAATGCTGTTGAGGTTGCTGAAGATGAATTAGATATTTTAGATCTTCAAATTGACGCACTTAACGCAGCTCGTAGTATGGATATAGACCAAGCAGAGGCTATTCTTAGGGTAGAGCTTGGGTCTAAAGTAACATCAATGAGTTCTAAAGAACTTAGAAGAGATTTACTATTGTTTGCTAGAAATAATCCAGCTTTGTTTATCAACTTAGCTAACGATGATAATGTACAACTTAGAAACTTTGCTATTAGAGCTTCTGAGGCTGGTATAATCAGATTATCTCCAGATCAAAGAACATTTACATGGGTTTCAAACGGTAGAAAATTAATGAACGTACCATTTGATGAAAACCCTTACTCTGCATTTGCGGCTTTCTTAAAAACCGACGAAGGTGTAGAAATCTATAAATCTATAGATAAAAAACTATAAAAACAAGTAATACTAATATACTGGAGGCTACGTAAGTGGTCTCCAATGTATTATAATAAAAAATAAAAAATGGCAGTAAGCGTAGACAAAGTATATAAAACAGTCTTGTTCATATTAAATAAAGAACAAAGAGGTTATGTAACACCTGCTGAGTTCAATAGTGTTGCTGAGCAAGTTCAGTTTCAAATATTTGAATCTTACTTTCCAGATGGCAATCAACAATACCGTAAAGATCAAACTAACTCTCAAAATGACACTGAGTTTTTTGATATGTTTAAGGATATTTCATATAAACTACATCCTTTTGAAGAGGAAGTACCCTTCACATATAGCGCTGTTACGGATGGATTTTCACAAACAACGCCTGTGGTTGATGTATTATATAAAATAGGTGAAGTAATATCAAACTATACGGACGTAAACCCTATTATAAACTCTACAACTCAATTAGTTAGTAAAGCAGAGTTTAATAAAATATCAAGATCAAAACTTACAGCTCCAGATAATAAAAACCCTCTATTCTTCACTACAAATACAACGGGCAATTTATTGCTTAAAGTAACTCCAACTCCTAATACTATAACAGTAAACGCGTTAGTAACACCAACACCTCCAAACTGGGGTTTTACCATTGGTGGATTGGGTCAGTATGTTTATAACGCTAATGCATCTACTGACTTTGAATTAGATGTATCTGAACAAAGTCTTTTAATACTAGAAATATTAAAGTATTTTGGAATAGTAATAAATGATCCAACAATAATTCAAGCGGCTTCTCAAGAAGCTCAACAAATGGAAATTAACGAAAAAAGCTAATAAATGAGTTTAATAACTGAAACAAATCAACAATATTATCAAGGCGCTCAAGGCTTTAGAGGTGATAATACTACGCTAGCTTTTAAAACTACATTTGATACAGATTTAGTATTAGGTAGTTTTGATCCAAACAATATAAACTACGCTTTAAATAACTTTAAATTATATACAAGTAGCACTGGTATACCTGGTTCGTACTCTGAATATATAACTGAGTTTTCTGTAGTAGACAATGCAATAACATTTCCTATAGCACCAGCTACTGGTTTATATATAGTTGTTCAGTTGAAAAAATTAGATGGTGGATTATACGGAGCTAATGACGCTGAAAAAGCGTATGGACAAGCTGTTGAGGATAATTACGGTAGCTATTCTTATATAACTCTAGATGACGCTATAGATAACTTTATGGTTGGTTACGTAGGTGGAGGTAAATTAATACAAAGAGCTAAAAAATCAGATATATTATTTTTTGCTAAAAGAGGTTTACAAGAATTTAGCTATGACACTTTAAAAAGTGTTAAATCAGCAGAGTTAACAGTACCTGTTAGTTTAACTTTAGCTTTACCTCAAGATTATGTTAATTATGTAAGAGCATCTTGGATAGATGATGTGGGTGTTAAACATATTATATACCCTACAAATAACCTTACAATTAGTCCTTACTATACTCAAATACAAGACTCTAAAGGAATACCTACACAAGATAATTTTGGGTCAGATATTGAAGGTACATCGATAACTCAAGAAAGATGGCACGAAGGTAACGCTCAAGATTACTTAGTAGATAACGCGGGCTTGTCTGGTATAAACGATTTTGCTTTCAACTGGAATCAAAACGGTGAGTGGATTGGTTATAGAAACTATGGAGAACTATACGGACTAGATCCTCAATACTCACAAATGAACGGTTGGTTTAATTTAAACGAACGTGAAGGAAAAATGTCTTTTTCTAGTCATCTAGTAAACCGTTTAATAGTACTAGAATACATTTCTGACGGCTTAGCATATGATACAGATACTAAGATACCAAAAATGGCAGAGGAAGCTCTATATGCACACATACTACATGCTGTAATAGCTTCACGCGCTAATCAACCAGAGTACTTAGTTCAAAGACTAAAAAAAGAAAGATTTGCTAAGTTAAGAAATGCAAAAATAAGATTATCTAATATTAAGACTGATGAAATCGCTCAAGTAATGAGAGGTAAGTCTAAATGGATTAAACACTAAAATTAAATGGCTAAAGTAAAAAATAGTTTTCTAAAGTCTAAGATGAATAAAGATCTTGACGATAGATTAATACCTAATGGTGAATATAGAGA